GCAGCGGTGGAACAGAATACCGGGGTGCGAAAGGCTGATTGGAGTGAAGAAGATCACCCACGGGATGAGAAAGGCGAATTTACTGCCGGTGCCGGGGCCGCTCCGCCTGAAGGTGGCAGGGTTAGTACCAAGGCTGAATTGGCCAAAGCTAACTACAAACCGTCAACCGCCGAGAAACAGCGCATTGCCGATGAAAGCGAGCGTAAACTTGCCTCCGCTCTCGGTATCGAGCGCACAGACGATAATGCCCCATTTGATCTACACGACAAGGGCCGGGGCATTGAAATCAAGACGCTGATCGACAATAAAAATGACAAGATCACCATGCACCCGGAATCGCGGGCGCGCAAGTTGGACTTTGCGGCGCAGAACAATCTACGCATGTACACCGTGGTAGCCGACATGCGCGACCGCAGCCGAGCCTCCTATTATTTCAGCAAGGGCGTCGGCAGCTTTCGCATTGGAAGCATGCAGAAAGTCACGCTGGCCGAGTTGAAGACGCTAGTCAAATGAGCTATGAACTGGTGACAGAGGACGGATCGCAGGGCCAGTTTGCTTCGAACAATGGCTACGCCGATCTGATTGCGGCGGCCAACGGCAAATTCACGTCCATCCTCTTCGACCAGGGCCGGATTGACGGTAAAGCAGAAGTGGAGCAATGCATCGAGGAACTGCGAGCCATCCGGCAGCCAGCCGATGTAGTTACCACGGCCAAAGCGCTTATCGGTATGATGGAAGGCCACACCGAAATTCTCATCACCGATGGCGTGACTGGAAACAACATCGTCGGTAAATTGGCCAAAGCCGCGTACAAATTAAAGATCCGGCCCGATTCTGAATCGCCAGCCAAGGCCCAGGCGCGGCGGCAGCTATTTGAAGTGATCAGCAGCAACTTCGACGAGGTTGAATCACAGGTCCGTGACGACGTGGTGTCGGCCTATATCGAAAAGAAGAGTTTAGACGTGCTGTTAGATGCCATCGATTTGAGCCAGATGGACGACATGGTGCGGCAGATTCCGGCCATTCTGGGTGAATTGGGCCGTCAGGAAGCTATGCGAGCATGGCGTGAATTGACCGATAACGTACAAGTCACGGTCGATGAAACGCGCATCGTTGATCTGCTCAATACGGATGCGATCGAATATGCCGAGGACCGTGCTGCTGAAATGGTCGGCAAAAAATGGGTCAACGGCCAATTGATCGATAATCCGGACGCCAAATGGGCCATCACTGAAGGAACCAGGGACATGCTGCGCGACCACATTACGCAGGCTTACCAGGACGGCCTCACACCGGCCCAATTGAAAGTAGTCCTGGAGAACAATTATGAATTCAGCGAAGCGCGGGCCAAAATGATAGCGCGCACCGAAACCGCCATGGCCAGCATGAATGGCGCGTTGAATTCCTGGAAGAGGTCGGGTGTCGTGGAGGCCACGGAATCGTTGTTGAGCGATGACCACGACCACGATGATGAATGTGACGATAATGCCGATGCCGGTCCAATTCCTCTCGGTGAGGAATACCCGAGCGGCGACGAAAGTGCGCCGTACCACCCGAATTGCAACTGCACCAACGTGGCTGTGCTAATAAGTGAAACCGAAGGGGAGGAATAAATGGCTGCCTACTCCGATATGAAGGCTCTGGCCGCTGACGCTTCATTCATCCAACGCGTGACGTACGCCTTGGAGACTTACATCAACACAGTCGCCACTGAAGCTGCAACGGCACCCAATCACGAGCAGCGTCTCGCTTGGGCGACTAAATCGCTGCAAAACATCCAGGGCACGGCAATGAATTTTCTCATGCCGAGGGTGACTCAAGATCCAAACATTATCAGTTCAGTCAGCGCGTTAGCCAAGGGTACTCCGCCAGATACAATTGACGCTGCCATAACGGACGCCCAAATCCAAACAAGTGTCGATTCCATTGCCAATACAGACGCGACGAAGGTTGTTGATTATACAAACTCTTTTAATACGGCTAATGACGGAAATTTCCGGGCTCGCATCCAAGCGGCTGTGGTTGCGTTTATTGCCCAAATCATGGCGGAACCAATCACGACTACGAGTCATTCCAGTCGAGCTGCATGGGCAAGGCAAGCGGTTGGTAATCTGAGCGGCGTCGTCAACGTCATCGCTTTGCCGGTCGTTCTTGACCCGTTAGTTAACACGGTGCTTTACGGCGTCAGCGACGCTAATTTACAGACAGCGGTGCAGAATCAAATCACTACGTATCTATTGTGAGGCAAAATGGCAACCAGAATAAATAACCGGAAGCCGAAAAGTAACCCGAAGCCGCAGAAGCCGCTGCCACAGCCACTGCCGCTGTCAATTTTGGGGCACCGGTCCGATCCGCAGCCAGATCCGGCACCGGAGCCGGAACATGAACCGGCAGACGCTTATCCGGGTACAGTGGAACGCGAAGCTCAGTTAGACGCGATGGCACCAAAAGCAGCAGCCGATGCCGCTTGGGCTGACGTTGAGAAGGCGCGTAATTACCTCAACGCTGCAGTTGCCATTCAGCGACGATCGATTTCCAGGTTAGAAGCTCTGCAGCAGGAAGAATCGAGACAACTCGGAGAGGAGTATCGACGCAGGGCTCAAGAAATAAGCGAACGTACCAAACACATGTACGGGAGGTGAAGAAAAATGCCAAAGTTCCTTTGCTATCTAGAAGATGGCAATAAAGTCGAATTGGAACTGCCGAAAGCTCCAACTTCAGCCGGTGAAATTCACGTCATGTCGCAGGCTCACATGGTGGCTGTGATACGCGTTGACTTGATACCGGAACCGCCACCAGCACCGGAAGCGGCAACGCCAGCAGAGGCAACGCCAGCAGAGGCAACGTCAACGGAAACAACAGCGCCAGCGACGCCACCGGTGTAAACTTATGCCGCTCAAGCCGGGTTCCAGTCAAGCGACGATCTCGGAGAACATCAGCGAAATGATAGAAGCTGGGCATCCGGCTGATCAGGCGGCGGCAGCAGCCTACAGAAAGGCCGGAAAATCCCGGAGGAAACGCACTATGAAAATGTTCATTCCGATCACTAAAGTGGACGAGCAGCGAAGAGAGGTCTGGGGCATTCTGGCTGAAGAGGCCGTGGACAAAGCCAAAGAGATCTTCGATTACGCGTCCAGCGTTCCTTATTTCAAGGAATGGAATACACAATTCCAGAAGATGACCGACCATCTCGACCAGCCCTCCATGGGGAACCTGCGCGAGATGCACGGCAAATCTGGCGGCGCAGCAGGTAAGTTCATTGCGGTTGAATACGACGATCCGGCCAAAAAGGTGCGCGTCGGCGCAAAAGTCGTGGATGATCAAGCCTGGAAGAAATGCATGGAAGGCGTCTACACCGGATTCTCGGTCGGCGGCGATTACGTCAAACGCTGGGACGACCCGGTGCTCAAAGCCACACGCTACACGGCACGTCCTGTCGAAGGCTCGCTGGTAGATAACCCGTGCATGTACGGGGCGACGTTTGAAGCCGTCAAATTAGACGGCACCGGCACGGAATTGCGCAAATTTGTGGGCGGGCCGGACGGCTATCTCTACGAACTGCAAAAGTCGGTCGACGGTTTGCGCGCAGAATTTGCCGAGGGTATGGCGTCGATGCGTAAATTGCGGAAGGAGGACGACAACAATACCAAGACGCACAGCGGCGAAGCGGTGCCGATGCGCGATCACGCTTATGTAGGCGATCCAAAGGACAAATCCACTTGGCATTTGCCGGTGCACGACGAGGGCCATGTGCGAGCGGCTCTCGGTCGGTTCAACCAGACCGACATGCCGGACGCCGAAAAGAAAAAGACAGCGGCACGGCGCATCGTTTCGGAAGCAAAGAAGCACGGAATTGACGCTTCCGGATTCGCGGCGCAGCACGCCAAAACATTATTCGGCTTCGAATTGAAAAAGAGCATGCAGGACGTCTCGGCGCTGGCTTGCATCTTGGAGCAGTTGGCTTGCATCCAGAACTGTCTGGAGGAGGAAGCCGAATACGAGATGGACGAATCGGAGTTACCGGCCAAAATGCGCGAGGAATTGGATCATTTGGGTCAATTGCTCGTCCAATTGGCGCAGGAGGAATCCAAAGAGTTAGTAGGTCAAGCAGCAATAGGTAAGGAGGTGACCGCAATGGTCACGAAGCTACACGAACTGAGCAAGGTGGTCCAGAAAGCGGCTCTCCTTGCTCCTGACAACACCGATTTGCAAAAAATGGCCACGCATTTGGCTGAGATCGGCAAACACGTGGACAGGATCGCCAACCATCACAGGAGCATGGGCGACTCGCTGAAAGAATTGCTCGGCGAGGGCGAATTGAAAGAGAAGAGCGAGGAGCCGGTACAGCACAACATAGAGCACAGAACCGCTGCGCAGGAAGACGCACCAGCCGCCAAGTTGATCAGCGGCGCCATGGAGAAATACGATAGCCGTCTGACTGCGATGGAGGCGTCTTTCGAAAAACAGAGCGAATTGCTGACGGCGTTTATCGGCAAATTCCTCAACCAACCCGCTCCTTCTCAGGTGGTGACCACAGTCGTCGACAAAGGAAACGACGGCCATCCGCCGGTTAGCGAATCCGTCGCCACCAAAGGCAGCCAAACCGACATGACCAAAGCCCTCGAAGCTGCCAGGGCTTCCATTTCTTCCGGCCCAAGCCGAGTCATCGTAGGCAAGCGCTAGCCTTCCCAGCCTTGACTCAATTCGCGAATTCTTCTTCAGGAGATTGAACACATGGACCCTCGCATCATTGATCGCACCCTTCAAATGTTGAAGGACTTTCAACAGCCGCTTGCCCTACAGAAGGCCGGTATCGATACCACCTTGGGCATCGTGGCCTACGATCTGGAACCGGCAGCCAAACTGCTCTATCCAGTCATAACGCCGCTGCGCAATGAAATTCCACGCGCATCGGCTCAACCCGGAGCCGGTCTCGCAGTCCACTGGAAGCAAATCACCGGCATCAATACCGCGAACGTTCGCGCCGGACTGGCGGAAGGAAATCGCGGCGGCGTCATCACGTTACAGGAAGCCGACATGCTGGGCACGCATAAAGCGATGGGCCTTGAGAATTCGGTGACTTTTGAAGCCGAATTGGCCGCTCGCGGATTCGACGACGCACGAGCCCTGGCTGGTCTCACTTTGTTGCAATCGGTCATGATTCAGGAGGAAATCACTGACCTCAACGGCAACAACAGTATGGCTCTCGGCGTCACCGGCACGCCAGTCGGCACTGCCGTTGCAACTGGCGGTTCGCTGGCCGCGACCACTTATTTCCTGTTTTGCGTGGCAATGACGCAGCAGGCATTTTTGGACACGTCGCGCAATTTCGCTACCGGCACCAATGCCGGTTTATCGCCAACCATTACCAGAACCAACGCTGACGGCTCTACAGATACGTTTGGTGGCGGCATCGGTCAAATTTCGGTCGCCAGTGCCGGTGTCACTACCGTAGCTGGCGGCTCGATCACCGCTACGGTTCCTGCTACCAAAGGTGCGTTCGCTTACGCGTGGTTTATCGGAACTGCCGCTACTCCCGCGTCCTGCAATTTGGTGGCGATCACGCCGATAAACGCGGTGACGATCACCGCTGTACCGACCGGCACTTTGTACAACGCCGGTGCCGTTGGCCTCAGCGCCGACAATTCCAGGAACACCCTCGATTACGACGGCCTCATTGCACAGGCCCTCAATTCGACCGGCTATTACAAATCGCTAGACAACGCCACGCTCACGGCGGACGGTGCCGGTGGTTGCGCAGAAATCGATACCGCGCTCCAGTTCTGGTGGGACAATTACCGCATTTCGCCCTCCATCATGTGGGTCAGCGGTGCGATGCGCAAAAACATTACCACCAAAATTGTGGTCAACGGCGGCACGCCTATCATGCGTGTGAATTTGGAAACGGGCCGCAGTGACCAGGGCAATGTGGTGGCGGGCACCGTGGTCGGGTCCTATCTCAACAAGTTTGCCATGGGCGGCACTTTAGAGATACCGATCCGGCTGCATCCTTACATGTCCACCAATGCGATCTTCTTCGATTTGGACATTGTGCCGTACCCCAACGCCAACGTGCCAGCCGCACGACGCTTGCTGACCCGGCAGGAGTATTACCAGATCGAATGGCCTTTGGTCACGCGCAAATATCAGTATGGCGTCTATTTCGATGGCGTGTTGCAAGCTTATGTGCCATTTGGGATGGGCCTCATCGCCAACATTAAGCTCGGCTGACGTCGCTCGCCAACCGATCTTGCCGCCGCTTACAGGGGACGGTGAGTGTGGGCGGTCTTGGGCTGTTGGTCTCCTCCGGGGCCGCTCATAATACGTCGGGACGGGCATCAGAGAGGAATCTAAGAAATGGACATGCAACAAATCATTGACGTGAACGGATCACTCTCGGCCAAAGTGATCCGGAGAAACGGCACACACGAAGACCTTGGCATCCTATCGGACGGCAGAAAGCACCGTCTCATCGGGAGGCCCATTCAATGGTGGCGGGCGATCTGGCGCGGTCTCAAACAGCGGGGCGTTATTCCTGCCACGATGGGATTCGCCGCTTTCCTGTCAATTTACGGCGTCGTGGATCAAACGCACATGTTGACCAAACTGCTCTCGGATCCACGCGTCCAAAATCTCATCGGCTTGGGCGTCGGCGGCCTCGTGGTCACTGGCGGCGCGAATTTTCTGGCTACCGATTTTGCGTCGGGCCAAGTGTCGCCGCGCATTTCGTCGATGAACTTCCACGATTCCGGCACCGGCACCGTGGCCGCAACTTCGACCGATGCGGGCCTCGGCACGCAGGCCGGTCCAACC